ATGCTTGGGATTTGCACCAAGATCAACAACACCAAGATGAAATGTTGTTAGATGAATTTTTATTCCAAGAAACATTTTTGGTAGAAGATTACAGTGAGCCTGATACCTTCATAGAGTTTGAAAATATAGAACAATTAGAAGAGTGGTTTGAAGAAGAAACAAACGGCAGAGAAGAGGAATTTGCAGAGTTAGAAGAGCCTGAACAAGAATTTATAGAAGAAATATTTGAAGAGGAGGTGGTTGAAGAAGTCTTTGAGCAAATAGAGGAAAGATTGGTAGAAGCTGAGATAGAAGAAGAACGAATTGAAAGAGAAGAAGTAGCAGAAGAATCACTGGATGTAGTTGAAGAAGAATTTGCAGCAGTAGAATCCGAATCGCCTACTGGTAAAAACAAATTAATGAAGGTGGCCCTTAATGTAGTCAGATCAGGCGTGAAAACAGCAGCCAACAGTTACTCAAGTGCCGTTGGTGGCTCTGGCAGTAACAACAGCTCTAGTTACTCAAGCAGCGCAAACACTGCATCAGGATCTAGCTCTTCAAGTGGCGGCATAAGCACCTCTAGCTCTCCTAGCGCATCAGATCAGTTTGCCAGTGCATCTCAACAAACCAATCAAGTTCTGTCTATGTCTGATGCCTCTGGAAGTTCTGGTGGCATGTCTGTATCTATAGCACCACTACCAACATTTGATAATGCAGCATCCATGGTTGTTGCTGATGTCCAAGTTTCTAACATGCAAGGTCAAATTGATACAGCATCTTCTGGAACAATGACATCTTCAGAAGCAGATCAAATAGCAGACAAGATCATTGCTGCAAACATAGAAGCACAGCAGGAACAACAAGAACAAGAGCAAGAGGACACAGGTAAATACGGTGATGAAACAAGCTTGGTAGCTCTTATAGGGTATGTTCCTGGCTTTGATTCATACAAAGAGTTAAGCATGGTTGATTCTACAGATTGGTATATTAGTGCAAATATATATACTTCTGCTACACTTGACGACAACACTGTGGCATTTTATGGCCTAGTGAACGATAATTTAAAAGGTTTGAGTCAGATGATAAATGACCAACCTAATATTTGGAGATAAGTTAATGGACTGGTTTCAAAATAAAACAACACAGATAATTGCCCTTGTAGGAATTGTATCTACCCTCGCAGGATTTGGCTATACAGGAGCAGGTTATGTTAATCGCATAGCTAACTTAGAAGCTAAGATTGGTGGCATAGGCGAAACAGAAAACGAAATGAAAGTTATAGAAGAGCGTTTTGCATCTATAGAAACAAGCGTTAAATTCCTAGAAAAAGAAATAGATGGAATTGATTTGCCTGATGTAACAGAAATCAAAACTGATATTGCTACTATCAAAGCTGACCTACAAAGCCTTGAGAGAGACTTAAATAAACTAGAAAACAAAGACGATAATCCGCTTAACGGCTAATGCGCGTTTTATTAGTGGTTGTTTTGCTTACCAGCTTTACCTCTGTTCCTGCTATAAGTGATTCTAAAGATTCTAATTTTGAAACTTGCAGAGAAAATTTATACACAACTTATCCCAAAGAAGTAAATCAAAATGAATGGCGATCTTGCATGAAGTATTTAAAAAATGAGTAAAATTCTAATAGGTGTAATTGCAGCAATGGGGTTACTTACTTTGTTTTTGTGGAATGAAAACTCTCGTTTAGCAGAACTTAATCAAGCATTTGAACTTAGAGATCAAGAGCAGAAACTAGCCATAGAATCTTTACAAAATGATTTTAAGACACAAACAGAAGGTCTTTTAAATCTACAATCCCAGAACCAAAAAATTCAATCGGAAATGACCAGATACTTAGATATTTTTAAAAGACACAATCTTACAAAATTGGCAGCAGCAAAACCAGGTTTACTTGAACCTAGAATAAACAAAGGAACTAAAAATGTATTTGATAGCATTGAAGAAGACAGTCGCAACATTGATGATCTTGATGATGGCTTGCAGTTGCAGCCTAATTCCTAGCAGATCTCAAGTAGAAATTATAAGCAAGCCTTTAGAAAGGACATTTGCACAACCGGTGATGCCCAGGGAAATAGATTTAAAAGAGCCTTATTGGTATGTAGTTTCTGATAAAAATATTGATGAGTTTTTAGCCAGAGTAGAAAAGGAACACGGTCAAGTTGTCTTTGTAGCAATGTCTGTACCTGATTACGAGCTTATGGCATACAACATGCAAGAACTTAAAAGGTATATTAATGAATTAAAACAAGTAGTAGTCTATTACAAGAAAATTACAACAACAGGGGAAAAAGAATGAAAATATCAGAAGAAGGCAAATCCTTAATTAAAAAATTTGAAGGGTGTAAATTAGAGGCTTATTTGTGCAGTGCTGGAGTGCCTACCATTGCTTTTGGCAGAACTAAAAATGTCAAGATAGGTGATACATGCACACAAGAACAAGCAGACGCTTGGCTTGAAGAAGAATTAGAAGAATATACTGGCTATGTTAATGATGCTGTAAAGCAAACTTTACAACAAAACCAAATAGACGCGATGGTTGCCTGGACTTACAATCTTGGCCCAACCAACCTTCGCAGCTCAACGCTGCTTCGTGTTTTAAACGAAGGCAAGTTGCAAGAAGTACCCCAAGAAATGCGCAAGTGGGTGAAAGCCAATGGAAAAACCTTACCAGGATTAGAAAGGCGCAGGTTGGCAGAATCTATGTTGTTTGACGGAGATCCTAATTGGCATGAAGTCTAGTAAATGCACTATACTAAACCTAGACATTTAATTATGTTTAGGACTGGGTAATTTCTATGTCACTATCAAGTTGCTTGGTCCGCTTTTAATAAATTATGACTAACATATCTTTAAAAGATTTCGACATTCTTTCTGAGCAAGACAAAGAAGAGGCTGTAGCTTTATTGCATAGATACGATCAAATAGACAAACAAGATGTCTGTCAAAAAGATTTTATAAATTTTGTAAAACATTTGTGGCCCGAGTTTATCGAAGGTCGGCATCATAAAATTATTGGTGAAAAGTTTAATAAAATTGCAGAAGGCAAACTAAAAAGACTTATTGTTTGTTTGCCACCAAGACATTCAAAATCAGAGTTTGCATCAACTTACTTTCCTGCTTGGATGATGGGAAGGCGCGGAGATCTTAAAATAATACAAACAACTCACACCGCAGAACTTGCTGTTAGGTTTGGACGGAAAGTAAGAAATATTATAGACAGCGAGGAATATCAACACATATTTCCTGATTTAAAATTACAAGCAGATAACAAATCTGCTGGTAGGTGGACAAGCAACATGGAGGGTGAGTTCTTTGCAGCAGGTGTTGGAGGCGCAATCACAGGTCGTGGTGCAGATCTTTTAGTTATTGATGATCCTCACAGTGAGCAAGATGCTCTTTCACCAAAATCTTTAGAATCAGCTTACGAATGGTACACATCTGGACCTAGGCAGCGTTTACAACCTGGCGGAATTATTGTGATAGTAATGACCAGATGGAGTACCAAAGACTTAGTTGGCAAGGTTCTTAAAAAACAAGGAGATGAAAACGCAGATCAGTGGGAGGTTGTTGAATTCCCTGCCATTATGCCAAAAACACAACAACCTTTATGGCCTGAGTTTTGGAAAAAAGAAGAGCTACTAGGCGTTAAAGCATCTTTGCCGGTTTCTAAATGGAATTCACAATGGATGCAAAATCCTACAGCTGAAGAAGGATCAATTATAAAAAGAGAATGGTGGTGTAAATGGCAAGAAGAAGACATACCTCCTTATGATTATGTAATTCAAAGTTACGATACAGCTTTTTCTAAAAAAGAAACAGCTGATTACTCTGCTGTAACAACATGGGCAATATTCAATGGTGGTGATGACACACCCAATGCAATAATATTGTTAGATGCAAAGCGTTTTCGAGTTGATTTTCCAGAATTAAAAAAAATAGCTCTTGAAGAATATAGATATTGGGAACCGGATTGTGTTTTAGTTGAGGCAAAAGCTTCAGGAACTCCATTAACCCAAGAGTTAAGAAGAATGGGAATACCTGTAACATCTTATTCTCCAAGCAGAGGTCAAGACAAAATTGCTAGAATGAACAGCGTTGCACCAATATTTGAATCAGGCATGGTTTATGCGCCTGAAGATGGGTTTGCTGATGAAGTCATAGAAGAAATGGCATCTTTTCCATTTGGAGATTATGATGACTTTTGCGACAGTGCTACAATGGCTTTGATGAGATTTAGACAAGGCGGTTTTGTATCTTTAAAAGAAGATTATCAAGACGAAGCTAAATTTATGAAAAAAAATAGAACGGTGTATTATTAATGTCTATGAGAAAAATATATGTTACAAGATTTATGTGGGACACTGTAGAGTACGAAGGTCCAGATATACATGCAGAAAACTGGGAACAAGCACAATTAATTGCAGAGTCACAAGGGTTGACACTAGACGGTGAGCTTGTGGATTTAATTACAATGAGTGACGAAACAAGACCGAGGGTGATACACTAAAAAAATGGCTATTGAAAGAGAAACAGACACAATTACAGATCCTGATATTATAGATCAAACCACTTCTGTCAGAATACCTATAGAGCCATCAAGAAATGATGAAATACGCAATGCAGCAAAAATTTTAGTCAATGAAGAAGAGATATTAATTGATGATGAAATTGAAGCAGAAGAGCCTATGCCGCAAATGGAGTTCAGCTCTAATTTGGTTGAATTTATAGATGATTCAGTTTTAAGAAAACTAGCATCAGATTTGGTTAGCTCGGTAGAAGGAGACAAACAATCAAGAGGTGAGTGGGAAAAAACTTACACCGAAGGATTGCAATATCTAGGCATGAAATTTGACGATGCTAGATCTCAACCATTTGAAGGATCTTCCGGTGTAATTCATCCGATTCTCGCAGAGGCCGTTACCCAGTTCCAAGCGAGCGCTTACAAGGAAATGTTACCAGCCAAAGGTCCTGTTAAGACAGAAATTATAGGCGCTAGGACTATTGAGACTGAAAATCAAGCAGAAAGAATCCAAGAATTTATGAACTATTACATTATGAATGTAATGCAAGACTACGATCCAGAGCTGGATATGTTGTTGTTTTATTTGCCATTAGCAGGATCTTGTTTTAAGAAAGTATATTTTGATTCTGTGTCAAACAAAGCAATTTCTAAATTTGTTACGCCAGAAGATCTTATAGTTCCTTATGAGGCATCAGATTTATCTTCAGCAGAAAGGGTGACTCATGCAATTAGCATGTCTCTTAATGAGGTTAAAAAACAACAAGTCACAGGCTTTTATGCAGATGTAGAAATTTCCGAAGATAGTTATGGAGAAGAACAAACTGACATCAGCAAACAAATTGATGAAATACAAGGAATAGAGCCAAGTTACAAAGAAAACAGAAACAGAACTATTTATGAAATTCACACGGTTTTAGATTTAGAAGGTTTTGAAGACATTGATAGTGAACAAAACATAACTGGATTAAAGTTGCCGTACATAATTACAATAGACGAAGACTCTGAAACTGTCTTATCTATAAGAAGAAATTATTTAGAAGCAGATCCTTTAAAGAACAAAATTAATTATTTCATTCAATACAAGTTTTTACCAGGACTAGGTTTTTATGGCCTAGGTCTATCTCACATGATTGGTGGATTGTCTAAAGCTTCTACATCTATATTAAGACAACTTATAGATGCTGGTACGCTTGCAAACCTTCCAGCAGGTTTCAAGTCTAGGGGTATGAGAATACGCAATGAAGATGAACCACTGCAACCAGGGGAATTCCGAGATATAGATACTACTGGAGGTTCTTTGCGTGAAAATCTTATACCTCTCCCTATTAAAGAGCCTAGCAATGTTTTAATGCAACTTCTTGGTTTATTGGTTGATTCTGGCAAAAGATTTGCCGCGATAGCAGATATGAATGTTGGTGATAGTAATGCAGCGATGCCTGTTGGTACTACAGTAGCTTTGTTAGAGCGTGGAACTAAGGTTATGTCAGCAATCCATAAACGATTGCACTATGCACAAAAACTTGAGTTTAAACTTTTAGCTAAAGTTTTTGCTGAATACCTACCGCCCTCATACGAGTTTCAAATGGGTTCTGGGCCAAGCGAAATTAAACAAAGTGATTTTGATGGAAGAGTTGATGTTGTTCCTGTTTCAGATCCTAACATTTTTTCACAAAGTCAAAGAGTTACATTGGCTCAAGAATTACTGCAAATGGTTCAATCTAATCCAGAAATACATGGACCAATGGGTATATACGAAGCCTACAAAAGAATGTACGCAGCTTTGGGGGTTGATAATGTAGATAATCTTTTACAACCACCGCCAGACATGACACCTAAACCCATAGACGCTGGTTTAGAAAACAGCAGTTTATTAATGGGTCAACCTGCACAAGCATTTGAAGGACAGAACCATGAGGCTCATTTAGAAACTCATAAAAGTTTATTTTTAACGCAGGTGGTACAAGAAAACCCACAAATACAATCAATAATCATTAGTCATTGCATGCAGCATTTACAATTCTTATCAGCACAAATAGCATCAGAACAGATACCCGAAGAAGTGCAGATGCAGATTCAAGAAGTGCAAGCACAAATGCAACAAGTTTCACCAGCAGAAGCGCAACAAATTTCAACAGAAATTCAAATGATATTAGACCAATACAGCTCTCCAATAATGGCTCAACTAACATCACAGTTTTTACAGTCTATTGGTCAAAGTTCTGGCGGTGATCCATTGGTTGAAATAAGAAAAGCAGAGTTGGATTTAAAAGATAAAGAGCTTGATATGGATTCTGAACAGTTTACAGCCAAACAAAACCAAAGAAATCAAGAAAAATTATTAGACACGCAAATACAACAAGAGCGTATAGATGTGCAAAAAAACATAGCTAGTGATAAGCTAGATGTAGCAATAGATAGGTTAAAACAAAATGCAGATCTAAAGCTTATGGAAATACAGTCAAAATTGAGGAACTAAATTATGGCAACATCATTCAAAATAGATGCTTTAAAGCAATTAAAAATTCAAAAACAAGCTGAAAGAAATGCTGAAAAAATAGCACAACAAATTAAAGTTGCTGCTAAAAAACAAAAAAGCGAAGCCAATGCAAAAAGAATCAAAGATAAAATGGATAGAATTGCCAAAGGCGAAATTAACAAACCAGTTAAAGAAATTTTAGAAGTTATTGAAGAAGTAGCAGAAGAAATAGTTGAGCCGGTAGAAGAGGTTGTTGTTAAAGATGCTCCTAAAAAAAAGAAAAAATCAACAAAACCTAAAAGCAAAAAATAATGGACAGCATTGATTTTTTAAGTTTTATAAAACGAAAAGTAAAAGAACGAGAAGATCAGATAGCAGAAACTTTAATGTCTGGCGCACTAAAAGATATGGAACATTATAAATATTTGCAAGGAGAACTTTCTGCTTTATACTACCTTACAAACGAAATAAAAGATTTAAACAAACAGGATAAATAAATGGCAGAAATTAGATCTACAAATGACATAGTTGCAGATGCTTATATACCAGAACAAGCCAGGGTTTTAGATCCTACTTTATTAGACCAATCTTTGCTTGATCGTATGCCGCAACCCACTGGTTGGCGTATGCTCGTTCTACCGTATACAGGTAAAGCTCAAACAGAAGGAGGAATCCTTCTTACTAAAAAAACAGTTGATCGTGAGGCCTTGGCCACAGTTGTTGCGTATGTGGTAAAACAAGGACCACAATGCTATAACGATAAGGCAAGGTATGGAGAAACTCCTTGGTGTGAAGAAAAACAATGGGTTTTAATAGGGCGCTACTCTGGCTCTAGGTTTAAATTGGATGACGGTGCAGAAGTTCGCATTATCAATGATGATGAAGTGATAGCCACAATAATCGATCCCGATGACATAGCGAGTTTATAATGATTGAACAAGAAAATGCACAAGCAGAAATAGAAATAGAAGATATAGAGGTACAAATTGAAGACCAAGATTTGGGTGATTCAGTATCTTCTGACCAAGAGTTACAAGATTACTCTAAATCAGTATCTAAAAGAATTAATAAAAAAAATCAAGAGATTATGGCTGCAAAAGAGGAGTCTGCAAGATTAAGAGAAATGCTGGCTCAAAAAGATGTTGAATCAACTAATTATAGAATTCACACAAACGCAACCATAATTCAAAAAGAAGAAGAATCTTTGCAAAACAAAGAACTTCAAGCTGATGATTTGTATAAAAAAGCTGTGGCATCTGGAGATGCTGATTTAATGTCTAAAGCAGATACATTAAAAAGTGAGTTAAGCATACAAAAAGAAAAAGTCAGAATGGCTAAAGCTCAATCAGAGCAGCAGACTTTTAACAACCCACAAGTAGTGCAACAAGAACAAAATTACAGACAGCAAGAGCAACAACAACAACAACAGCCACAACCTACATCAGAGGCATTAAGTTGGCATGAAGAAAATTCGTGGTATCAAGACGAATCTAGTAAGATGAACCAAGAAGCAACGCAATATGCAGCTTTCACACATCTTACATTGGCTAATGAAGGCTATGAAATAGATTCAAATGAGTATTATAGTGAATTAAATAGTAGAATTAAAAAAGTTTTTCCAGATTTACAGTCTGGACAAAGTGTCGCAAAAGAAGAGGGTAAACCCGCTGTGCAAAGAGTTACCTCTGCTTCCGTTGGAAGTCGGCAAAAAACACAAGGCAAGAAGAACGGAGTGACTTTCTCTAAATCAGAGGTCGAACGACTCAAAGGTTTGAAACCACACAACATGTCAAATGAAGTATGGCTAAAATCTGTTGCTAAAGAAAAACAAAAAATAGCCAACAGGGAGGCAAAATGACGACTGATAAAGATGAAGCACAATCCAAGCAATCCCGTGATTCCGAGATGCACGAAAAAAATACTCGCAGACAACCATGGAGGCCAGTTAGAAAACTAGAAACACCTCCTGCACCAGATGGATATGAATATCGATGGATAAGAGAATCTATGCTGGGACAGGAAGATAGAGGTAATGTAAGCCGAAGACTTAGGGAGGGTTGGGAACTCGTAAGAGGAACTGATTTACCCCAAGAATTTGATTTCCCTACCCATGAATCTGGTAGACATGCTGGCATCGTATATAACGAAGGTTTACTTTTGGCAAAAATGCCCATAGAAACTATCAATGAACGCAATAATTACTATGCTGGTAAAAGTCAGCAAGCTAAAGATGCATTAGACAACACAATGTTTAATGACGCGAACAAAGATACTAGATATGTGAAATATGATGCTGACCGTAAATCTAATGTTACTTTTGGAAAAAAGTAACTAATAACTAATAGGTGAAAAATAATGGCAAATAAAAATGCTGCTTTTGGACTGAAACCTGTTCGTATGATGGGTGGCGCACCTTATTCTGGCGGTCAAAGCCGTTACAGAATTGCAAGTGGAGTTACAACACCTCTTTTTCAAGGGGATCTTGTTACTCAGCTTACAGCTGGTGTACTAGGCCGTCACGCTGCTTCTGGAACCGTTCCGATTATCGGAGTGTTTAATGGTGTTCAATACACTGATCCAACAACAGGCGAACAGGTTTTTAAAAACTCTTATCCCGGTAGCATAGCTGCTGCGGATATTATAGCTAATGTGATTGACGACCAAAATGTCGTTTTCGAGGTACAAGCTGATGACATTTTTCCTGTCACAGACTTGTTCGGAAACTTTGATGTTGTGGAAGGCTCTCCCGTTGGCGACACTAACTCTGGAAGATCTAATGTAGAGCTTAATGTAACGACTGGTGGAACTGCCACCACGCTACCTCTTAAAGCTTTAGATATCTCCCAGGATCCTAATAACTCGGACACAGCGTCCGCCAACACCAATGTTCTTTGTGTGATTCAAAACCACATAATGGCCGTTAAAGGTGCTGGTTTAGCATAAGGTAGGTAAAAAATGGCAATATCAAGAGCTCAACTAGCTAAAGAACTAGAGCCAGGATTAAATAGTCTTTTCGGCTTGTCTTATGACGAGTACAATCGCGAATATGAAGAAATTTTCTCTATTGAAGATTCCTCAAAAGCGTTTGAAGAAGAGGTACTAATCTCTGGATTTGGTTCTGCACCAACAAAGACTGAAGGCCAAGGGGTAGTCTTTGACAATGCTTCAGAAAGCTGGAGTGCAAGGTACACACACGATACTGTGGCCCTAGCATTTGCGCTAACTGAAGAGGCGATTGAAGACAATCTTTACGATAGTCTTTCAAAGAGATATACAAAAGCACTTGCAAGATCTATGGGTAACACCAAAGAGGTCAAAGGAGCTGATATATTAAATAACGCTTTCTCATCCAGTTTTACTGGCGGAGACGGAAAATCTTTAATAGCAACAGATCATCCCCTAGCGGGCGGTGGTACTTCTGCTAATAGAGCTACTTCCATGGCGGATTTAAACGAAACTTCATTGGAAGACGCTTTAATCGATATCTCTAACTTCACAGATGAAAGAGGATTAATTGTCTCTGTTCAAGCTGAAAAAATGATAGTTCCAAGCGAACTTGTTTTTGTAGCTGACAGGATTTTAAATTCTCCTTTAAGATCTGGAACATCAGATAATGATCTTAACGCTATAGCTAACACAGGTGTTTTACCTGGTGGCTATTCAGTTAATCATTATCTAACTGATCCAGATGCTTTCTTCCTTTTAACTTCTGTAACATCACAAGGCGATGGTCTTAAAATGTTCCAAAGAAGTGGAATGGAAACATCAATGGAGCCGGACTTCTCGACTGGTAACATCCGTTACAAAGCTCGTGAAAGATATTCATTTGGTTTCTCTGATTGGAGAGGAATCTATGGATCTCAAGGTGCATAACTAGAACGATTAGAAATACCGTTTATAACTCAAGTATTTCAAATAAAAGGGCAGCTACGGTTGCCCTTTTTTTTATTTAAAATTTAATATACAATCAAAAGACTAGGATATTATTAACTTGTTCTATCGACTGACCTAGCAGACAAGCCAAGACAATAGAACTTATTTCCGGGAGGAAATTATGGCGAATTCAACATTTAGTGGGCCAGTTAGGTCCGAAGGTGGTTTCCAACACCTAGCTACAAACAGCACATCAGGTAATCAAATCAACGATAAAGTTGAAATTACTACTGCTGGTCAACTTGTGGTACATGGAACAAATGCAAACAACACCAACAGAAGTGCTTTAACTTCTGACAGGTATTTTTTAACAGAATGGTTTAAGAAAAGACCAGCAACCAATGCAAACATTGACCAAGCGTATACGGTTGAAGTTGCAAGAGCAGCAAACAGAGACTTTGAGATTCTAGGAACAAATATGACCACTGCTTTGGTTACCTTTGATACCACAAGAGCTGGTTTAACTGTCACAACTGCTGGTGCTGACCAAGACCAAGGAATCATTGCTCCACATTTAGATACAGGTTTTACAGCTTGGACTGGTGTGTTGTGGGGTACTGAAAACCAAACAGAATGGGAATGTGCAATTTCGTCAAACGCCATTGATAACCAAAAGTTTTGGGCAGGTCTAAAACTTACTAACGATCAATTGATAGCTACTGATGCTGACCAAGCGTATTTTAAATTTCAAACAGATGCTACTAACTCAGAAGCATTTACTGATTTCACTAAACTGCATTTTGTACACTCAGTTGCTGGAACTGATTTTATTTCGCAACTGCCTATAACAGTAGCTGCTAATACTACTTACCATTTAAAAGTGGTTATTGACAGTGACAGAAAATTAACAATCTTTGTTGATGGTACACAGTACGACATTACAACCACTGCAGGGTCTACAGGTGGAACAGCAGTTTCTGCTGTAGCCGAAGGTGCAGCAGCAGTTTTATCTGGCGCTCTAACTGACAATGTTGATTTTATTCCTTACATTGGAATAGAAGCTGGAGCTGCGGCAGCTGAAGCACTTGATGTTCATTATCAAGCAATCAACAGAATTATATTTGAATAGGGAGTAACTTATGGCAGGTAGATTAACAGGCTCAGATGTTCAGGGTAAGTTTATAATTGCCGATGCTCAAGTCTTAG